CACCTAAACTGAAGATTCCGGTTATTGATATTCAAATGCCAATACCGGAAGCTGCAGTAGTTGTAACTGCTGTAACAACAGCTGTAATAGCAGTAACAACAACAACTATTACTCAATCCTTATTTGAACCCATTAAGAAAAAGGTTCAGAAACAACTACAATCTAAAGTTGACGCATGGAAGAAAAAAAGGAAGGAAAAAGCCTCCTTAAAAAACTCAAAGACGGAATAGAGGATCAAGAACAACAAATACAGATCCTTGGAACGTTTGTCAGACTTGGCGTAGTTGTCTGGTCTGGGTTTATTATTACACTTAACTATGTCGAACTACCAATGATTAAGAAGTCTGGTAACTCAGATATCACGTTCGTTGCTTCGGTGTTTACTGGTGCATTGGCCACTTTTGGCTTGACCACTGGTAATAAAGATGGTAAAAATAAACCCGTAAATTGCCCGATGGCTAAGAAAAAAGAAGAATGAAGAAATGGTTAGTACTCTTAATGCTGTTAACACCCTCAGTAGTGAGAGCAGAATTAGTGACCCCGAAATTCACTCAGGGGTCTATGAACTCCACCACAACAACGACCCAAGAAATAGTAGAAGAGATTACTACCACAACTTATGGGTCTGCATACAACAAATGGTCTGGGGACAATATAACCCATACTTCAACCTCCTCGGGAGGTATCGCCGATTCAGACTCGGTATTCAATATGACAACAGCAGGCAGCGATTTTACACTAGAAATAGTGACAAGAGCAGCCAGTCAGGTACTAGAAGTGACCGAAATCGAAAGAGAAATCGACACTACTTCTACTACTGTCTCATTATCAGTCTTCTCACAATAAATCCTGTTAGGGCAGAAGAAGGTGAAACAAATAACACGTCGAATCCAGTGGCAGCTGCTACCGGAAACGTCACAAATCAAGCCGTACAGTTCCAAAACAATGGAGCGCCAAGTCGTCAGGTATATGGGCCAAACATATCTTGTAACGGTGCTACCATGACCTTTAGCCCATTCTATATGGGCAATCATACTACTCCATTTGATGAGCATATGGATCAACAGAGCTATACTGTTGCTGAGAATTGGGGTGGTCAGATCAATTTTATGGTGCCGCTTGATGGTTCACTTGTCGAACGTTGTAAAGCTGCAGCGGATCGACAGATACAAAAAATGGAATTAAACTACGAACTCGTACGTATAGATAACTGTGCAAAACTCCAGCAAAAAGGCTTCATGCTATTACCTGGATCACGAGTTTATGAAATATGTAGTGATGTAATTCCTATATCTGCATGGAAAAAAGCACAAGCTAAAGTCCTGGCTTGTAATACACCACCTAAGCCGTGGTATAAACCTTGGCATAAACCTAAACCTAAATGTAAAATGAGTCCATTATCAGAAGCTGACGAAAAAGCTCTAGCAGAAGTATCTTCTTTTCAAAGAGAAGCTCGTCGTAAAGAACTTGAAGCTAAGAATGCTCCAAAAACAACACCAAAAACAACCACTAAATCAGAATGACCCTATTAATCAAGCCCATCCTTCTCGCCTTTATCAAGTCCGATTCAGTTAAGCAATTAGTAGTAGATTTACTTACTGCTTATGTAAAACGTACTGATAATAAGCTTGATGACAAAGCATTAGAAATTGTAAAAGAAAAACTATTCTCTTAAAATCATGACTCAAGAAGCAAGATTTAAAGTTACATTAGCGGATAAAAAGTTTAATACTGAAGCTTACAAAAGATTTAAGCAAGGAAATCCAGCTTATATTTGGGTCGGACCGCAGGCAAAAGGAAAAGATAAAAGTAAATTCAACAGACCAGACTGGCAGCAAGCATAATGGCAAAGAAAGCCGCAGAAGAGAAGTTTAATGAGTTACATAACCTCGTCACTACTGAATTCCTGAAAAGGGTCAAGAGTGGCGAGGCTAGTACTCAAGACTTGAAAGCCGCATGTGACTGGCTTAAAACAAATGATGTCACAGGTGTTGCCTATGAAGGCAATCCTCTCGATAAACTGAATAAAATCCTACCCAAAGTAGACCCAGAACTCGTTAGACGGAGGATGTATGGCACCAAAACGAGCGTCTAAACCAGGTAAGACTTCTCGGTACTATCAATCTGCTAAAGGCCGGAAGTCCTACGAGAAACAAAAGAAAAAACAAAAGAAGATTAATAGTACCCCTGCTAAAAAGAGGTACCGTAAACTACTCGCACGTAAGCGTCGTGAGTTAGGTATTATGGGTAAAGGTGGTAAAGACGTATCTCATAAGAAGAATCGTCTTAAGCTTGAAATACCCAAGAAAAACCGCGCCCGTGGTGGTGCAAAACGTAAATAACCCCTTTACTTAATTATGGTAGTTGAAACTGCAAAACGCATTAATAGGAACCTACCTCTTGGTGCTGCAAAAAAGAATATAAGGACAGGTAATCCTTATATCGAACAATTAAAAGAACTTGATAAGGAGATAGAAAGATTAAATAAGTTAGTTATAAAGAGAATTGGCCATCCTGATGATGCTATAAGTAAACAAGCTTATCAAAGAGATCTTAAAATACTTAATGCTGAACTAAAGAGAGATGGTACTTTAAATAAAAGTAAATTAGGTGTTAATAGGTTATTTTGGCAACGAAAAGGCATAGGAGAACAGATAAAAGCATATGAAAGTAGAAAAGCTCAAATAATAAAATTCCTTGGAACACCTAATATAAAAGTAGGTACACAAGATATACCTAAAATTAAAGGATTTACACCTACATTTCTAAGAGATGTAGATTCTGCTACTTCAAAAATAAACCCTTACTATAGTGTTTTCTGGGATAAATCAGTAAATGAACAATGGCAAAGTGAATATGATAGTGTTAAATCTGATATATTAGGTGGTACTGATACTAGAGGTATGTCAGAAGAGTCTATTAACCAATTAGTTACTTCTCAGTTATCTGCAAAGAATAAATTCAATCCAAATAGTCCTTATCATGCAAGTAAATGGACTAAATACGGAGAAAAGAAAGGTTCAAGAAGTAGTGAAGAAGATAATGCTAATGTAAGTAATAACTTTAATTCTACCAAGCAAACCTTATCTAGACAGAATGAATCCTTAGGTATTAATCCAGTTACTGATGATGATTTTTCTAAATTAAACTATTCCGATGTAATGCGTCTTAAAAGAAGTGGAATGCAATATAATCGTGGTGGACTAGCTTTTAAATTAAACAGAAGAAAGCTTCAACTTGAATCTGAACTTGCTGGTGATTAATCATGGCTGAAGAAGAGAAGAAAGATCTTCTCGGCTCAGAGACTATTGATAAAATATACTCCTATTTAGGAGATACAACACAGTCTATCTACCAAAGAGCACAAGAAGATGACCCCACTAGTTTAACAGATGAAGCGGCTCGTCTTGGTGTTGGTACTGCAGAATTTGTAGGTAATGTAGCAGGTGCTCCTGTTATTAAACAAACCTTACAAGCACTTGATTTACCTTTCTATTTACTTAGACAAGGTACTGGAGGTGTACTTGAACACGGTTTTGGTGTTGATCCAAGGGTCGGACACCTAGCTGTGGGTACAGCTGAAGTATTTGTTGGCGGTAAAGGTCTAGTTAGTGGAGCAACTAAGGGTGCAAAGCTAGCTAGAAAGGGAGCGTTTGCAAGTAGATATGCAGTACAAGAAACAATTGACGCAGCAAGAGCAGCAAGATTAGCAAGGAAAGGTAAGTTTTGGAGAAGTCCAGATGCTGGAAAGATGTCACCTTTAGATGATGCTTGGAAACCTGGTGATATAACTGGTCCAAAGAAGACTTATACTCAAACAGCACCTAGAACAGCATATCCAGATCCTAAAGGCATACCACCTGATCCGTGGGTTGACCTAAGTGATTTTAAGATGAAACTTGAAGATAGTATAGATAATCCTCTTTATAGAAATGTAGATGATTTATCACTTGTTGATGAAGTATTAGCGGCAGGAGATGATGTAATTTATCCTCCTGGTAGCCAAGAAGCTAGAATACAAGCTCAGTATCAAGCTTCAAGACAAGTACCTTCTGGTATGACTCCACAACAGACAAGAGGCTGGTTTGCTAAATTCCCTAGACCTAGAATATTTGAAATAGGAGAAGAATTAGGTGGAAGTCCCAAGGAACTGAGACGAATAGCTAAAGAGCAGGTTGATGAATTCAACGATATGGAAAATACTATTTCAGAATTAAATCATATGTGGCGTGTTTGGGCTGAAGGACGTTCTCTTGGTTTTGAAAATTCTCAAGTAGTAGTAAAGAAAATGAAAGATGGTACAGAAAGATTAGCAATAGAAGCTTGGAAAGGTTCAGATAAACATTGGAAAACTTTCGCTGCATTTAATAAAGATCATATACGAGCTGTAATTAATGCTAACTTACCAGGTGGTGGATTATACGGTGCTAATATGGCAGCAAATTTAGAAGCTATTTTCGCTGCAGCTAATAGAAGAAAAAGTAATCTTTTCCAATTAGATGAGAAGATACTTAAAAATATAGGTGTACCTAAGAATGCAGAAACTTATATTTTCAGAAAATTACATCCTCAATATACTGAATTAGAACGTTTAATACCTCCTTTCTGGCGTGAATCTTATGTAAAGAATATACTTAATGATTATTATGAGGCTATTTGGAATGCTAAAGCGAAGAAGTGGAAGTTAACAGGAAAGAAAAGGAATGCTAAAATGAATCAGCTTGTAAGAAAATATACACATCTTTATAGAGATAAAGCTTTTATAGAAGGATTGGAAGGTCTACAAAAAGATTTAGATAAATTAATGCAATCTAATATTGCAAAAAGAATTTCTGGTAAACAGATACCTGAATGGATGGAGAACCTTACAATGCCACCTGGTGGATTTAAGAGTAAAGATCCTTGGTGGTTAGATCTACCTATAGATGCAAGACGAAGATGGAGAAGATTAGCAGATCAAAAACGAATACGATTAAAGTACGATCCAGAATATAGACCTTCTAAAGGTAGGTATCGAATACAACCTGATGATTAACTAAAAACTATGGCATACGGAAAAGGCGGTTCCCCTGGAACCCCAACCCCTGATTGGGACAAAGACTGGCCTCCTAAGGCACCACAAAAACCTAAACCAAAACCTAAACTAGCTAAGAAGAATAAAAAATCTGGTGGAATATATGGTAAATCAGATGAAAAATATGGTACAATAGCTAGTAAATTCAAACGAGATCCAAGTAAAGAAGCAAATGAGGCTTAATTATGGCTAATGAATGGTGGAAGGATCCTCACGGTTTCGACGAATTTCAAAAGAAAACCAGGTATAGATCAGGAAGAGCAGCTAAATTAAAAACTGAAACTGAACCTCAACCTCAACCCCAACCTAATCCTCAACCTAATCCTCAACCTGACAATGGAAATAATGACGATAAGGGGGATGATAAAGGAACAAAACTTAAAAACATAGGTAAAGCTCTCGGTGGTCTAGCAGATATTGCAGGTAAATTAAAAGATCCAGGATTAAACTATTCTCCTTCCTCTACACCTGTACGGCCTGGAGGCGGTGAATCAAGATCTATTACTGCTGAAAGTGGACCTGATTATTGGCGGTCCCATAAAAACGACTTAGCTGCTGGAGGTGGTAAAATCTCTAGCCCTAATGATAATGAAGAAGACGACAAATAACGTTTTAAACGTATTACAAGAAGATTTTAAACTGTTCCTACAAGCTTTGTGGGATCAGTTAGATCTACCATCTCCAACAAGAGCTCAGTATGCTATTGCAGATTACTTGCAAAATGGTCCCAAACGGCTTCAGATCCAAGCCTTCCGAGGTGTTGGTAAGTCTTG